GAAATCTGTCATAACTTCCTTTGTAATTCTCTTAACGTTATCAGAATCTTCTCCTATCTCTAATTCTTCTTTTACAAGTTTTCTACCACCTCGGCAAAGTCTTATAATCTCTTCAGCATTTCTCTTGGCGTTGAATAATTCGGTAACAATGTTAAAATTATGCTTAGTATCTTTCAAAAACTGCTGGGGTGTAATCGTCTCTCTCGCTTTCTTCAGGGCATTAGCAAACTGCTTAGGTGTGGCATCCCACGGAATAATCACCGCCCTTATATTCTCAAATAGCGGGTCATAAATATCTTCGCTTTCACTTTCCTTATTCAATCCACGATAATCTCTGAGAACTGGATAGGCTCCATGCATCATAGCTTCAATAATGAATCCGTTGATATGTGTTCGGCAATATTTAGCATAGTGGTCTGCCCAAGATGGGTCAATTGCGAACTTAGTATTTTTCAGTTCAGAGAAAACAGCTTGACCGCTCATTTGCCCTCTATACTCCATTCCAAACTTTAAAGCACGATTCCAAAGACTAATTTTACCATCAAGTTTATCAGGCAAATTAGGGTCTCTCTTTTTGGTACACATATAGTTTGATTTGATTTTATCTTCGCTGGTCATGTAAGAATATTCTATACCAGTACCAGCAACTACTATGTTGTACCAATCGTCTTTCTCTCGTTTCTTATTAACATACGGAATAGCAGCAATCAACTCTTCCATATGCTTCATAGACTTAAACATATGAGCGGCAAAGAAATCTGTTGTTCTTTCTTCATACGGAATTTTAGGCATTTTAGCTCCATCAGGAATGTATCTTGGATTCAACAACAAATTTCTCCTGATACCTATCTCGGAACAGCATTGGTAAGCAGCAAGGTGAGCGCAACCCAAGAAAAGAATCTTTTTCTTCAAAGCAGATACATTGCAAGCTCTTACATTGAAGTAGGCATCGTGAACAAGAAAAACTTGTTTAACAGATTTAGGTAGGTCAAAGAACTTCCACCAAAAATCTAATTTGCCACCACCCTTCTTAACCCACTCAGAGTTTTTAGTTGGCATAAAATTCCAAAGAATAATATCAGCGTCACCAACTAACTTATTCCAACGTTCAATAGCATCTGGTTCAAATACACCTATGCTGTTAGATGGAGGCAATAAATATCCGTAATAAGTGTTGTAAAAATATCCGCTGGTATCGTCCTTACAATAACCGCCTGACTGAGAATGGGCTACAATCTTTCTTTGATATTCTCCACTCTCAATTTCTTTATACTTCTTATCGTATTGCGATTGCTTAGTTTGGGTGGGCTTCAACTCAACAACATCTACTTCATGACCAAGGTCGTGAAACGCTTGTATCATAGAATGCATATACTCAACTATACCTCCGAACTTCGTAATCCAAAAAGTTGAAATCAATACTTTCATAATAAAAACAATTAAAGCCACGCCAACCCTGCTTACACAGACCTGAACGTGGCGCTGACTGAAATGGAAACTCTGTTAGCCTTTCTTCACATAAACCTCTTCAGGCAGATTCTTCTTGATATAATTCTGTTCAAACCAAAGTAAACCGCTTTGACTTTTATAGAATTTTCTTGCCAAATCCCACTTAACGTCAGCAAATTCCTCAACTGGATAGCTCTTGTAAAGCTCGTAATCTTCCAATTGCTCATTTACCTGCTGACCAGCTCTACGTTTGTACGAATGAGGAAAATCTCTGTAGCACCTGATTACGTTATCTTCTCCGAATTTATTTTCAACAACACTGCGAACGAAAAGATGAAAGGGGTGTCCAACCCCCCAAGGAACGTAAATAATGACCTCTTTTTTAGACTTAGATATTACATCAGCAACAAATTTTTCAATTGCCTTGCGAATCTCTTTTAGTTTATCACTACCAAAATACTCGGTCAGATAGTCTTTAGCATTCTTCTCGTTGAGAGTTTTATATTGCTTATGAAATCCGTAAAAACACTGGTCATCAAATTCTACTGAAAGATGGCTCCAAGGCTTAGCAAGGAAATCATACAACTTTTCATCTTCAATCACTCTCTTAGCGTTATTTTCAACCGTCAAAATCTCTACATCCTTGTCAGAGAAAATGAGATGTCCAACGCTAAACAAAGCGTCATCCGAATGCGGTTGAATGATTAAATATTTTTTCTTTGCCATTATTACAAAAAATTTAATTATTCTACCTCTATTAACTCTGTGTTTTATTTTTAACATAATCTTTGAACGGCTTGACCTTTCTTTTACTTCTTTTCATCCATCTGTCGAATGTATTTTTATCAACACCAGTTATTGCTCCGCATCCTTTCCAACCCTTAGAATAATTAGATAAATATGCTTTCTTTGCCTCAGATTCACTATCAAATCCATACATTATTTTATGTTCATCAAACGCACCATCTTCATTCACTTGGTCTATGATATAGATTTTACCATTGAACTTATCTAAATCAGCATCGTCGTTGATAAAAATATCAATATGGTCTTTATCCTTACCAATAACTCCAAGAAAATATCCGTATGTATTGTTCATCTTTGTTTTCCATTTATTTCCGTTGTTATCAACACCACTTCGATAACTCCCCCTTGGATTTTCAATTACATACTGATAACCTCCAAAAGATATATGACCTTTTTTGTAATTTCCAGCTTTAATTTCAGCTTCAGACGGATGTCTATTTGTTTCCTTTTTAGCGGCAGACAATCTTTGCTTAAAGGTCTCTCCATTACTCAACTCATCATCCTCAGCTTTCTTAACCTTAATATTAAGTTTTATTCCTTGTAGTTTCTTATTCTTTGGAACAAACTTCTTTGGCTTGGTAAATGAAAGAGTTGAAGCATCCCATTCCATATTCGGGTCTCTAAACCTCAAAGCGCAACGACAATACGGATGTATAGGTGAAACAGTTGGTAGATAATTCGCTGCTTTACGTCCTATATTATTACCATTAGCAATAACATCTTTCAACTTGAAGACAATCGGCTCGCTGTTTTCATCATCAGGGTCTGTAAGATAAAGTTCACGACAATGCCTACAAGCACCCTTTAGCACATCAAAATACACTTCAGCGTCCGCTCCGTGGTCTCTATATATAGAACGCGCTCTGCCATAATTATAGGCATTTTGCAACACATAGTAAGCTATACGCAACCAATCCCTCTCCCAATCTTCTGTAGCATGCCCCAAGTCGCTTGCTAACTGAGCGGCTGACTTTCTATACTTAACAGCTTCAACGGCTTTATTCTTGATTATGTTTCGTATGCGATTTTGTTCCTTGAGATTAGCACGTACAATGATATTTCTCGTGCCCTGAATAATTCTACTACCCAATCCAGTAATATCGTTATATGATTGCGTTTTAACTTGGTCTAACACAAACAACTCTTCTTCAGTAAGCGGAACAAATTGACCTGACTTAATGAATTTCTGAAATTGCTTATAATCCATCTGCTTAGCTCTTTCATCAGCAAGTGCTTCTGAGAGTAAACCGAATAAATAAGCGTGTTGAACTATACCTTGACTATTGGTAAATTTTGTAAGGTCTATACCAGCAGCAGATAGAATTGCCCTATCATTTGGTGAAAGATAGTTCAACCCTAACTGCTCTGCTATGAAAGTAAGCTGATGACGTTGCAGAATAGCCACTATGTCATTAACTTGCGACGGATTAAGAATCATAACTATTTTTATTTAATAACCAGCCGTATCTACATTGGAATACAACACCATTTTAATATCTTCTGATGGATGTACAGTTGCTAATTTACCAAGGTCTTTGCCATTATCAAAATCTTTGAGTCCAGCAAAGAATGGTCTCAAATTACGATTATTCTTGTTGTTAAGAATGAGGTGTAAACCTCCTGATGGAGTTTCGTATTCAGCAACAACCTTAATGCCGTAACTGCTCAAACGCTTTTTAGTTTCATCCCAAACATTGACCTGCTTTCCTCCAACATTTACTTTAGCATCACGTGTAATATCAATATCAAGCAAAACACGCAATCTTTCGTTTTTCCAAGCTGGTCCAGTTTTAGGCATTCCATATAGAATGGCTTCAGCATTCTTGTATCTTGGGTCATTGGGGTCAGAAAATCTCGCCTTGAACTTACTCATATAAGCATTAGTCTGACTTTGACTACGGCTATTGATAGAAATATAAGCACGTGCATTATTGTAAGAACAAGCCTTAATAATTTGCGGCTTCAACGCTTCAAGCTCCTGAGCTGAGTGTATAAGATAGTAATCAAGATATTCAGCACCTGAATGGTATGAACCCTTTAACTTTCCTTGCGCTTTCCACTGGTCAGCTTCAGGCTTATCTTTATTGTCCTTCCATCGCTTAATTACCTGAACAAAGTAAACATCGTCAGGACTGTTAAACTCCATATAATTAGCGGTCATATCGAAATTATCAACAATCTTTCTGTCTTGATAGCATATGTTATCAGCTTTCAGCTCAGATTCTGTAATTGTATCTCCGCCAATAGTATGTCCAGCATCTTGGTCATTATAGAATAAACGCCATTGACCATTTGGTGTGCGTCTGAGCATCATTTTATCCTTATCGGTGAAACTCTTATCAATAGTCGTAAATGCTTTTTCGAGCAATTTGGTTCCATGTAATCCATTGATGCCCTTACCTTGAACCACTTTCTTATTTTTAACAACATGCCAGTCGAACTTACCTGGAGCGTATTCAGTCCAAATGTAAGTCTTGCCGTTACTGAAGAATAAGTCTCCTACGTTATGAGCTTTTTCAAGTTCAATTGAAGCCCCCTCAAGCTCATCAAACAAAGATTTTTCAAAATCATCCTCATCCAGAATTGCTTTCTGGATGTTTTCTGGCTCGTCAAACGCAAATGATTTTGCTATACGCTCTTGAACCATTCTTCTTCTTTCTTCGATTGGATTGTACATAATTATCTTAATTCAATTGTTTCTCCGTTTTTAATATTGTTAGCAGTTGTTTTAGCAATATATTTCAATACATCGCCTACTGCATGAGCCAAGTTGTCATTCCACTTCCGTATAAATTCATTTTCATAGCTCGTCACTACTTTATACGGACTTGGAATAAAGCGAGAATCTTTATCGTGATTATGCTTAGCCATTGTTCAGAATTTTACACCCAAATCTACGGTATATCCACACTTGTCGTCCAAACGTATGCCGCTAACACCCAAAAGATATTTCTGTCGGAAATCTAATCCAACTTGAATCTTATTAGTTTTGAAATCTAAAGACGAACCGAACATACCATAAAATTGAAGTGTCTGCACCTTGTTAATCGTTTTTACACGCTCTATGGTAGTCCTTATAGGTCTAATTTCATAACTGGCATTAGCAAGCATATTTTGGGTCACGTCTATATTAACTTTGAAAACACCAATAGAATCATTACTGAAATCTAAATCGTATTTTCTGACACGATAATAATCAGCAAGAATCTTTAGCGTATCAACTTCAGCCTGATGCTCAATTATTTTGAAAACAGTATCTGTATCAAAAACCAAATAAGGAACAGGCAGCGGTATGGTGTCGTGAATTGGTGGCAATTGTTCATTTTTCCACTTAACAACCTCTTTCTCTACCTCAACAGTATCTGCATAACCCTTACCAATAAACAACCCTACGATGAATGCTATTACTAAAGCTATTACAGAACCAATTGATATGATTATTTTCTTATTCATACTTTTTCTTGATGTTTAACCGCTTTTCGTATTCACTAACAAGTTTTTCAAGCTGATTTATTCGTTTCATGTTCTCATCGTTCTGTCTTTTGCTTTCTTCTTGGAACTTATTATACTGCTCCATCAACTCTCCGTACTTCTTTTTATCAATCTCTCGCTGACGCTCATAATCTTCACGAATATCATTCAATTCTGAGCGGAAATTAGATACTATTTCATTTGACAGCTTTCGCTCGTTTTG